CGACGGCCTTTGCGCAGGTGCTCTTGTGGTTGGTACATATAGGTTTGGTCATTCAATCGAAAGTTTTTCAGTTGATTGAGTACTCTGACGGTGTAATACGCCAGTACTACATTAATAATGACCAATGCTAAAATTAAATAAATCATTTTGTTCTCGCTCTTTGTTGCCTGCACCATTGGCGCTGTTCGGCAGTAAAATCAGGTGAAATCTCAACTACATCACAGCTGCGCTTTGGAACGGTGTCTCCATCAGGTGCTCCAAAGTACAGAAGGATTGCAAATGCTAGCATAATCGCGGTATACATTATTACTTCCATGTACCACGGCACATCTTCTTTGTTACATTTATTACAACCGCCACAATTACTCATTTTATCTCCAGAAATGTCGTATAGTCATAAAGCCAATACGGTAGTCTCGGTAAGAATTACCGAGATTCAATTGTTCATCAATGCCCCATTTCCATTGTTTGTGAAATAGAGCAAAAATTCGTTTTTGTTTTTTCTTCATCATTACACCATTACTTTTTGCGTCTTGACGGGAATTGGTTGAACATTCGTTGGTACTTTGAGAAGTTAAGAATCATCTTAGTGTTCCATACCTGTTCTTCACCGTCATTTGTGGTGACGGTCAACTTGGCATCGGTCCAGATGCTACCGGTCATTTTTGCGGCCTCAACAGGTTTACCAATCTTCTCAATCATTTTTTGCATGAAGGCACGATAGCTGTCTTCTGCGCCTTTGACCGCATCATTAACATATTTGGCTGCGGCGGCAGGATTTGGTTTACGAATTCTTGGTGCGCCAGGACTAATGACTGCTTGCGTTGGTGATGTGAGTGCTGTCAACAAACTCTCTTTCTGGACGGCTATCTGATAGGCTTCACGACCATCGCGCATCTTAGGGATAGGTGCAGCCAAATTCAAATCCCAACCATGCTTCTTCATTTCGTTCATCTTGTCCTTGACAAATTCTTCTGCACGCTTACGAGCCATGTCTTTGTATTCATCAAGGTGACTTTCGAGCACCTTAATCAGTGATGCTGAGTCACGGAATTTCTTTTGAATGGCCTTCGCCGCCACTTCTTTTGCCTGAGCGCGTTTGGTTGTAGTCTTGACAACCATACCCTTTAACTTTTCAAAGTCTTCAACGACCGGGCGCCATTCGTCTACCATTTGTTGCGCAATCGCAATCATTTTGTCAACGCCTTGCACCTGCGGATTGCGTTTCTTGAGGTTATTAATCCGCTTCTGAATCTTACTGACATTGAAGCCGGGTGCAAACATGAAGTAGCCGGACAGGTCCGAGATATCTTCGTCCCAGTTGCCAGTGCCATGTGAATTTCTCGACACATCAGTAAAGAAATTACTGTGAACATTCAGTGCCTTTTCAAACATTTTGGTGGCAGAGTATTTCAAATCCTTATATTCTGGATTGACGATTTCGCCAGTCTTGAGGTATGCCTTGATGGCTTGGTGTAGGTCGTCACGATTGGCGTAGGCCGAGCGAGCTTCTTGGATATAGGTGCGAAAAGTGTGCATGGTCGTCTGTTATTAGTTGGTGAATGGTGTACTATTTATCATATCATTTATCTACTGACACGCACCGTGGCATCTGGATTGGCCTGGCAGGCATCCAGATAGGCCTCGACAAAATCAACTAGGTTCTCGTATTTGCCCCATCCATTGTCCGGTTCGAACTGGCGAAAATGCTCAGGGTCGGCCTTGAGTTTTGCAAGGCCTTCTAGTAGAATGGGCACCAATTCGACCGCAGAACCACCGAAGCCTTCTATTTCTTCTGGACGCCACAGGGCTTCGTAAAGACCTGCCTTCTCTGCCATATGACCGAGGTTGTGGGTCATATTGTGTTCAAACACCTCAACAACCCGTGGTGCTTCCAAATATACATTAAGGCTCATCGTTTATCTCCATATTTTCTTTGATACTCTTTACCTGTTACAAATCCCAAGGCTGTGCAGAATACCGCAAAGGCCAACATCCATGCAATCATTTTAGTACCTGTGCCAATCGTAGGACTCGGACTGTTTCATCGGGGGTACAGAACACACGAGCTCGGTAAATTGTTTGCATCCTAGATAAGTCGTTTTCTTTTGTGAATTCTATCAGTTTGTTCTCAATCAAAGCTATGGCAATATCTTGAGCCAATTCAGCTTTGATGTGGTGTTCATACTCAGCTGCCGACATATTCATTTGCACAGCGTCATGCGCAACTCTCTGGACCGCCAACATTTTGCCACCCACAGGGAATTCTTTGCCGGTGGTTTTTACTCCATAATCATTATAGTCAGTCATAGGTTGCATGATAGCCATGGTTAGTCCTTTGGAGTTTTATCGTTCTTGGTGAACCAGTACGCGACCAGTCCAATCACCAAGTAAATGCTCATGAGCATTAGTGTTTTAACAATCATTTCGGTTCTTCCTGTTTATGGATATCTTCTATATCCTGGCTCATTTCTTTTGCGGCTTCCAGTTGCTTGAGCATTTCGGCGTTTCGTTTCATTTCACTGACGGCACTACCGATTAGGTCTTTGACAACCTTGCGCTGTTCGGCGAATTTATCTGTCTTTTCCATCATGACACCACCTGCCAGGGGCCGGTAATCGCCAAGTAGCAATCATTGATGCCCCAGTATTTGCCTTCATTGTTATTCCATTCGAAATAGATGGCCTGTTTGTCTTCTTCTGTCCAATCATCCGGGAAACAGAATATGATATCTTCGAATTCACAGTAGTCTTCCCAGTCTAGAAACTGGACTTCGACATCATTGGACTCTGGTGGTGTGAACGGTTCATCATCAATGAAGAGACCAGTGGCATCAGCCAGTGTCCGAATCATTGTGAATTCTTTGCCGTCGGATGTCACATAATCCTCGTAAGTTTTGTAACTTTTGCCTTTAATCTTTTGAATATTCATGGTTGTCACCTTTTGTTGTAGATATATACTTATATAACTGAAATTACTATGGAGTTGATATGCGTAACTTGACCTATACCCGTGAAGATTATTACAATGGCATTGGCCCTTGGACTTGTTGGGACGCTTTCTCAACCGAAAAAACACTTGACATCATCGCACCTGAATACATTCATTGGTTCGAACCAATACTCAATGCTCATGTAAGAGATTGGTCACTGGTGGTGCAGGCGGGCGGGCATCAGGGTTTTTACCCAAGAATGCTTGCCGAGAAATTCGAACTGGTTTATACATTCGAACCCGACCCAATGAATTTTTATTGCCTGACACAAAACTGCGATAAACTCAACATTCTGAAAATGCAGGCCGCGCTCGGTTCACATACAGGCGAAGCACACTTAGAAATCACCGAAACCTCTGGTCAACACCGAGTAAACGATGGTCAACAAGAAATGTTTGATACTCCTGTGGTCGGTGCATTCCGTGTACCGATGTTGTCAATTGATTCACTCAATCTCCGTTCTTGTGGTTGTTTGTTCATTGACACTGAAAACTACGAACTACCAATCATCATGGGTGCATTACAGACCATCCGTAAATTCAAACCACTTATCATAGTTGAAAAATCATTTTGGCCTGAACGATATGCGGCTATTGAAAACATCCTCAAAGGCCTTGGTTATTATGTCGCTATAGATATGACCTGTGATGCTGTCTTCAAGTGTTGGTAACACCACTGAAATAATCAATCAATAAGTCGCAACTTTTCACATATTCGGCCATTTCTTTCTGACCTTTTTTGTAATCGTGTTGAAACATTTCACGATGGTCGATTAGTTCCTTGAGAATGGCCGCATCGGCTTGTATGTATTTTAGTCCAATTTTATCTGTCATTGTATGTCCTTTGATTTGTCGGCTTTGTTCTTGTCTGAACGAACCTCAATGAAAATAGGGAGAAATAGTGACTGCTCACCATCCGTATTTTTGATTCGTTGGTTGTATTTAACCGCCACAATGGAACCCACCGGAACACCAGTTCTGCGGTGTTCATCATTGAAGCCTGAACCGACACTCACTTTCACAACACCATCATCCGACTCACAGAGAATGGCACCGAGCATTCCTCGATATTTGCCAGTTCCTTCTTGCAGACCAACAACTTTCAGGTCACACTCAAGTTCACCTTTGAATTTGATTTGATGTTTGGCTCGTTTGTCTTCCCAGATACCATCATGGGATTTCAGAATAATTCCTTCTTGGCCCGCTGTGTAATACGCTTCAAACACCTTTTGAGCATGAGCATAATTCTCGACAGTTACCGACTCGACCAAAGACACATAAGGCGCAATATTATATTGTAGTGATGCCACCGCCCTATTCAGAGAGTAGAACCGGTCTGAATATGGAACAGGATACTTACCTGCTACAAAGTATGAGCGCGGAATTATATCCCAAACGGTTGCTCGAATCTGTGAGGCTTCATCAAGAGTAATCGTACCCTTACCAGCCTTGTTCAGAATACCGTTGCCAGTCTGACGGTCAAGATACTGACCAGTTTCATTTACGACCAGTAGTTCACCATCGAATACGACATCATCCATATTAGCGGACTCGGCCATATCAAGGAATGCTTTCTTGAACAGAGGTGACTCAATCGTGAGTTCTTTACCGTTACGCGAACGGAAAGCAACCTGACCGCCACTGACTACGGCATTGAATCGCATACCATCCAGTTTAATTTGTGCGATTGCGGGCCAAACCATTTTGTCGACCAACTTCTGCTCAAACGCAGACGCCAACATACAAGGATATGTTGGTACGAGGTCTTTCCAAATTTTATTTGCGGTCGAATCAGACACACCGCATTTCAAGTCTTTTGCGATAATGCGCTCGATAACTTGAGCATCTTCTGGCTGCAGGACAGTCAACAGAATGGTCAACAGTTCGATGCCTGCATTACCGGTGACTTGGCGTGTTGATAGAAGCTCAAGACGCGACATCGCTTCCCACAAGTCCACATCACAGATGGGTTCATTCTTGTAGGCAGGAATTTTTCGAATATAAAACTGTGTGAAAGGATCGAGCGTGACTCGCACCACTTCTTTAAGTAGTTCGTTTTTCTTGTTATCTTTTAGGATGGCTATTTTTTCGTTGCGCGAAGGCGTAGCGGCCAGTTGGTTTAGAATGTCAAGTACACTCACATTAATCTCCTTAGTATTGATACCAGTGTACAATATAATGCGAATCCTGTCAAGTTATTAAACCTAACAGAATCAATGACTTATATTATTTACCAGATAACCCGTATGATTTCGCACTCGTTTACAGTGATTACCCTATTAGCGTGCCAACGGTCTACCTGAGTACACCGCCTTGCGTAACCATAAGGAACATTGTCATAGTAGTATCTATAGGTATTATCGGAAACTGGCCATTGTGCGGCCTTTTCTCGAATACAACCAGGATCCCGGCGAACTGCGCAATACCGGCGGATATTCTCTTCCGACCAGGCTGGCCCATATGCCGGGCTTGGGCCTTCGGTCACCACATAATGATGCCCACCGCAACCGGACAGGGTTAAAACAAAAAGGGCAAGAATTTTCTTCATGCCCTTAGTGTATAACATCTGCGGTAGTATTGCGGTAATTATGGCGAGATAGATTGTTCAAACTCAGGAGTTGCGGTGAAACCACTGATGTCATACACTCGTTTCTTACCTTCGGGCCAAGTAACAAAGACAAGACCTTGCTGAAACATCCAGCATCCTGTCATATGCTCACCTGTGCTTGCATAAGAGAAAGCGGTGTACTGACCTTCGGCACACTGCCCTTGGTCATTGGTCAAAGCAATCCGGCCGCCTGCATCATTAGAGGCAAAGCCGATGATGATACTCAAAAGTAATGCGTTCATAATATTTCCTGTTGTAGGTTTTTGAGATGGGTTCTCTGTATTTTACAGGAAATCCATTGATTGAAATAGTCTGGTCTGATTAAAGCGTCCCTTGAGAAAATTTCTTTTGATTCAAGGTAACTACATTCGCCCCGCGACTTACACAAATGTAGAATTGTTCTTTGGTACTTTTCAGGACCATTATCTCGCACTTCCTCGACCAATGAGGCATTTGAACCAAAGTATGCCTGCCAGTCGGATGATATGCGGGTTTTCTTTTTCTTGCCCTTTACCTGCTTTGTTTTAGAGCGGGTAAAGAATTTCTTTCCGACATAATACTTTTTACTGACATCACTATAGATAAGATAGACGAAACCGAAGTTGTCGCCTATCATATCTTCGGTGAATTCTTGGCCGTTATACAGCCAAGTCATTCGTCCTCATCTTCGGTGAAACCATCACCAAGGATAATCAGGTATTCACCACAGAATGGGCAGTGAATCGGATCATCCTCACATTCGTCTTCATTATAATTCAGTACAAATTCAGAATCGCACTCTCCACATTTATGGTGCAACCTGTTTGGTAATGTTGACATTGTTTCCTCTTATTTGGCCCATACATCCTCCCATGAACCAGACAGAGTACCTTTTGCGTAATCGGTGGCTCTGTTCTCAAAGAAATTGGTGTGCGTTGGCGCATTGACCATTTCCTCAACCCATGGAAGTGGGTTCTTCTTGACTTTGAAAATACCTTTTAGCCCGAGCGAAATAAGACGACGGTCAGCAATGTATCGAATATAACTCTTTACATCATCGGCCGTGAGATTTTCCATTGGACCCATGTCAAATGACAGGTCAATGAATTTATCTTCAAGTTCAACCATCTTCTCGGCTATGGTAT